CTGGTGATCCCTTGACGAATCCACCAATAAGCATAGGTACTGAACTTATAACCGCGACCAGGATCAAACTTCTCCACACCACGGACGAGACCGATTGTTCCTTCTTGAATAATGTCGAGCAACTCCATATTCCGCTTGGTATACTTCTTCGCAACTGAGACCACCAGACGGAGGTTTGCTGTAACCATTCTTTCTTTTGCTTTGGTTCCTTCACGTAATTCACGGCGTAAGTCTTTATAATCTATGCATAGCTCTTCAGCTAGCTCTTTGTCTGTCAATTTGACGCCATTACAAAATTCGCAAGTATCTCTTGTTCCTTCTAGTTCCATCATTCTCTGTACTTGGCGACCTAAGAGGATTTCCTCATCATGCGCAAGCAAAGGTACACGTCCGATATCCCGTAAATAAGAACGAACGGAATCCCCTGATGCTTTAGGTTGCGGCATATTCTACTTGCTTCGTATACTTACTCTAGCACCCTAAAGTATATTTATGCAATCCATTGCTGCACCTTCAGGATTACATCCCATGTCAACTACATCCCCTACACATCTAGCAAATCTAAGACTCTCCTTTGGCTCCGCCTCTCTACCTTCCATTGCTTCTACAGCCATAGCTTGGGCAGCATGATCTTCAAATCCCTTGGACTTATAGTTTTCATACATACGTGTATATTTCTCAACTGAGGTGTCTACATCAGTTCCATGTTGAAACATTTCAGCTGTAATTTGATTAGCAGCCTGATCTGGTACACCATCTGATTTTAGATGCTTCCAGATTGTCTGAAACATTTCTGGATCTTCAGTAATCTTCCCTGCTAAACGCACGACAAAATCTTCTTACATCTATACTTATTGTAGTAAATTACTAATTACTTTGATTCTTAATGTAGTCCAAACGTTTTTCTAACTGTCTGGGATCTGCATCTTTAAATGGACCTTCACCTTTCATAGCTGCAATTATAAAATCATGTTCTGAATAGGCTGATCCACCACCCGTTGTTGCGAGGTTCTTGTCATAATATCGTTCTTTTCTAGGACCCTGAAAATAATAATCAGGGATCCTTGCCATTCTTTGTTTAGCCATACTGGCCAACCTGGCCTGCATAGTCGCCAAGATCAGGGCTCTGCCCCAGACGCATGGCTTTTTGTGTAGATACCTGACGCAGCATACCTGGGAGATTACCATCTTGCATTTCAGCATTCAAACGCATACTTGCATTTCCACCACCATTAGCGACTAGAAGCTCAGCAACCATACGATCTTTAGCAGTCTGTGCTTGCTGCTGTGCATTTGACATTTCAGTATACTTTAAATTCATGCCACGTACAGCATCTGCAGAACGTTGGAACTGAGCTGTCTGCATGTTTTGCTGCATATTCTGCTGTTGCATTAGAGCATTTTCCATCCCTTGAGGGTTCACAAAGGGCTTGGACATTACACCACCGTCTCCCATCTGCTCCATAGGAGGAGACAGTTCATTCAACATACCTGAATTACCTCTACTAGCAGTAGATTGATCCAGTGCTATTCTTGCTGGAGAAGGGTTATACGGACGAATTGATTGAGCCATTTTAAATACTATTACTGTTAATACTATTGTAGGGGGAATAAACCCCCTACTTTATATCAAGTGTCCTGAACGAGGAGCTTACTTTGGAGTGCACCTTGAGGAGCAGAAGACAGATACTGCCATGCTTGCTCTGGACTGGAATCCATCATTTCAGAGAAGGAGCCCCAGAAGTTCTGGGTATTCTGCTGAGCTTGACGACCTGGAGTAGGCATATCCATTTGAGGACGTTGGAAGTTCTGTGGAACTCCACGCTGTTCCTGTGCTCGGATTTCAGCTTCAAAGTTCATACGAGCTTGAGCTTCTTCACGTGCATAAGTTTCATCAGGAGTTTCGGTAGGATATGGACCTTGTGGACCAAAGAAACCGTTCACATAATCAGCCAGTACATCAGGGTTGGTGAGCATGAGATTCATTGCTGCACGCTCTTCACCAGCAACCTCAAGCATGAGATTCTGGGTGTTACCACGATCAACTTGCTCAATCAGCGCATCTTCCACTGCACATGCATAGTTGTTCAGAAGTGCAGGGGCTTCAGCTCCGAAGTGCTGAAGGACTTCAAGACTTTCGTCGCTTACCTGGCTTAGATACGCGTCCTGTGTTTGTACCTGACTTTGTGCGTGGGCTATTCCCTGCTGCTGGGCGTTGTGCACCAGCGCCTGCACCTGCTCCTGCGAGAAGGCTTGGGTTGAAGCTTGGGGATTGTAAGTCTGATTGCCCGAATGGTAACTGGGGGCTTGCTGTTGCATTGGCGAACCCCAGCTGGCTTGGGAAGCCGCCTGCGGAGTTGGGGTCTGATACGCCGAGTATTGAACCGGGGCCGGGGAGAGGTTGGGTGTATTCAGGCTTTGGCTGAGCGCCTGGAACGCGTCCTGCCATGGATTGCCCGCCGCTGCCGGAGCCGAAGCTTGCTGGGCCGGAGCCTGCTGGTAGGTTGGTGCCTGGGGTGTTGCCTGCGGTTGGTAGGTTGGAGCCGACACCTGGGAGGGTGATGGTTGGCTCATCACGGATGGGGCGACCGAGCTTGGCACGGATGCGGTCGGCATCGCTGAGGGTGCTTGGGCTGGTGCCATCGCTTGAGGACTTGTAACTTCCACTGTAACTTAACTCCTTACGTAAAAACTCTAATGATCGATATAGGAATCCTGTGATATCAAGATTCGGGTCAGACGCAAGAGGTAACTCTGGAGTCTGTGGGTGAGGCAACTGATAAAGTTGACCAAGTAAACTGATAAAGCTGTTTAAAGACTGTTGGGTTTGTTGAACCATCCTAAATGGATATCCTGATAGCATTGAAGCTCTTTCTTCTTCGGTCTTACCTGGGAACAGGTATTGCAAAGCTTGAATAGAATCAACGCCAAGTTCTTGTAAATTACGAACGACAATACTGTTATTGAGGATGTCGTCTGAGCTTTCTTCAAAAACTTCGCCTTGCCAACGCCAAGCAACTTTCGTGCTGCCGTCAGGGATAAGTCCAACTACACCTTGGGGGATTTCTCCTGTTTCAAGTGTAGCACGTATAGATTCTGATCTACTTTGTTCAAACACAGTAATGTTTTTATTGTACTCTTGTAGAGCTACTGCATATGCTTCATCTTGACCGCCAAAATCTTCTTGTAGCGGATACGAAGGTTTCGTTAATCCAGTAGCTTGAGCAAATGATTCTTCAAACATATATTCTTCATGTTTAATAATCATTCCGAAAATTTTACATAGACCATATGTAAACATTGCCTTAGCTTTCTTTTCAGCAGTGGCAGCTACACGTCCATATAAAGTTTTAATTTCATAAGCAGTAGACGCTGTTCCAAAGTCAATATCATCTACACCTCCTAATGCTAAGCGGATTTCAGAACGATACTGTTTAACATACATGTTCTGATCACCTGAAACGCTATCAGGTGTCATATAGTTCACCCTGTCGGTTGGCTCAAGGTTCGCTATGACACGGGGGACCTTGATTTGACCGTCTAATGGGCTTGGGCCGCCGAAAGGCTGACTTACCCTAGTACTAGGTCTATCTGCGGAAGAGAAGCCCGCCATAGAGCTGATAGTAGGTCTCATAGCATTCTCTTCACCTGACTCGATCAGGTCATGCTTAGGTCTACTAGAAACAAGTGTAGGATTACCAAAGAACTTCATGTTCTTACGAATATTCCGTACAAGCTCATCATGATATAAAATCTGATTTGCTAACCAATTAAATTCCCCATTACCGGTAGCTTCACCTGTACAATCCATATAATTATAAATTTCTATAGCTGGAATAAAACCAAGGCTATTACTCAAAGTCTCTGTATGACCAGGCATGTGCATGATCGGATTTCCCATCTGATTCTCAAATTCAATCTTTTCATTTGAAACTGTCTGCTCAATCTTATCCTTAAATACCTTTAGCCTTATATACTTCTTCTTACCACCTCTACTATTACCCATTGCATAGCTATCAATATTATTTGCCTCACGTACATTAAATGAATAGATCAATTCAACACTTTCAATTTCTCCATTTTGTGTGCGAAATGCTCTATAGCTATCTTTAGGGAAATATAGAATCTGATAACTTTCTCCTGAAGGTCTGAAATAAAAAAGACCCTGACCATCACACAAAAAATAATCGACAATACTCTCTAATTTCATATCAAGCATGTTATGTTCACATACTTGTGCTATAAACTCCCGACGCATTCCATATGAATCTTGATCTGCATAAAATTCAACTCCTCGTCTCAACATAAACATACGCATTTGTGCTAAATGCGAGGACACAATCATAGTGTCTACAGCTTGGTCTCCACGACGCTCTTTAGCAGCTGATAATATCTGCTGGAATTGAGTTTCAACGATGCTATTGTTATTCATTTACCTATTATTTATATGTACTTAGTCTAACCTTTATTCGTCTTCATCTTCGCCTGGAGCTTTACGGTTAGTTTGGAAATTCCACTGAGGAGTCTGCCAATTACCTTGATCACCATAAACATTTGAATTTGCTTCATATGCTTTAGCTCCAAAATAACCTTCTCGTTTTCCAATATGATCATTTAGTCCACTTACTGACCAAGGCTGACGATCCTGAGCTTGACTTATTCCACCAGCCGCTGCCCTAGCACCGAACCCTTGGTTCATTAAACCGCCCTGTTGCATTTGATTTATATATGCACTGCCGAGCATATGATTATCCATCTTTCCATCTAAGTTATTACCATAAATAGTTTGGATGTTATTCACATTATTGTAATTACCTGATACTGATTGATTAACTTCTTGATTGGCATTGGTATTCCAGCTATCTGAAATCTCTGAATCATATTGATTGTTTGAATTAATTGCAGTATCCGAGTTGTCAGTATAGTCATATGTATTATGAGAATCCTTTGTTATATCCGTTCTACTGTCTATACTTGTATTTCCAAAATTACTCTTGTCTATGCTTGTATTTCCTACATTGCGCTTACTAGTGTCTATGCTTGTATTTCCTGAATTACGCTTGTCTATGCTTGTATTACCTGAATTTCGATTATCAGTATTTACATTAAACGAATCAGTTGTATTTCCTGAATTCCTGTTATCAGTACGAGCATCCATATTGAAATCTAGATCAGTATTGTATGAATCTGTAGTGTCTCCCATATCTGTATTGTATGAATCCGTTGCACCTTCCATAAAGGTATTATAGGAATCCGTTGTATTATGAGAATCCGTTGCACCTGTTATCTTTGTATGGAATGAGTCATCAATATTGTATGCATCGCTTGTACTATAATCTGGGGCACCAGGTTGAGTAGGGCCAGCAGGGGCATCGTCACCATTACCAGGATGTGGATGTGAAATACCATCCTCATCTGGATACTGCTGCATAACGTCCTTAACTTGTCCTGTATACTGGTCTTTAAAATCCTGAGCAGCAGAACCCGCTCCTGGCATCGTTCCAGTCAATAGAGCACTGCCTTGCGCCTGAGGCCCTTGACCCATTTCATCAAAAGTAGAACTTCCTCCCATATAAGAAACGCCGCCGCCATCGCCATCCTCACGTCCACCCCAGTCAGGTTGCTGGGCGCCGCCGCCGCTCGTAGGTGTTCCATCAGGATCTCTGGGATCAACATTAGCTTGAGAAGTATCATTTACTTTATTGGATGGATTCCCTACATCTTGGTTACCTCCCGGCTTATTATCCTCTAATGTTGGTTGCTGACCGGTGCCTGCCAGCTGTCCAGCTGTAGCACTTTGAGTCTGTGAATTCTGAACGGCACTAGGAGCTGTGTGCTCGCCTCTTTGAGGAGCAGCTGTAGGTGCTACTTGTTGACTCTTATATTTATCTAAGAATTTTTGAGCACCTGTAGTAACTGATTGTCCACCTTCTGCACCTTGTTGCATCCTTTCTGCAATCTGCTGCTCATTAAATCCACTCTTTTCTAGATGCCTAATATCTGCAGCACCCCAACCTTCCTTCTTACCCCGTCGCCCAGGATCATATTTATTGATATTTTTTGTAGTACTTCTATTGTCGATCCTTTTCTGTGCACCTTGGCCTACAGCACCTCCTTTCTTAGTATGTCGTTTAGCTTTCCTTGCAATCTGGCCATCACTATAACCAGCATCCCGCATAGCTCTTACATCTTTGTTCGTAAACTTATTACCAGCATTCTTGCCCCTACCACCTTGTACTTTATAATCTTTATTGTTTGGACGATACTTATCGCCAGCCATTCTGCTATTGGGCATTACTATCACTATTGATTGCTATTACTATTTTACATATTTTATAAATTGAATTTATCTGCTTGATAATCAAGTTGTAGTGAGCCTCTTCTTAGTAATCCCCCAATAGTAAGAACCATCGAATCTACTGTATCATCATGAGATGCATGGCCAAAATTTAAAAGCTCATCTTCCAGGACATTCCACTTACGCCATTTATTCCATACAATCTTTCTATTCTCAAATAAACCTAATACACCTCTTAGTCTTGCTAATTTATCACCTTTAAATCCTTTAACAGGAGAACATGTAAGGTTATATAATGCACGTTCATCAAACATAATACGTTTAAAATCTCCTTCAAAGGAAGTTTGATATGCTACAGCTTCAGGCCAAATTATACAAGGAGAGACTGTTGGAAAATATTGACCCTCATCATTCTCCAATAGAATATTCCAATCAGATAACATCTCACATAAAGCGTCCATCTTATCAATGTTGCCCATTGACCGTAACCGTCTTTGATCAATCAAATAGATCTTACCTTCTACTATTCCAGCAAGAGTAAATACTGTCCAATCATTTTTCTCATTTAAACCAGCACTGAGATCAATACCTACACCTAAGCAATCATAATCATCCGGCACTTCGCCCATAACAATTAATTCTGGAGAAATACCTACATCTGTTGATTGTACTGCTGTATTTAAGTACTGATATGCAAAGGCAACACGATCTTCTAACTTACGTTCATTCAAATACTTCATTGACCAGAATTCTGGCCAGTAGGAACGTTGCCTGCCATCAGCGTCTGTTATGACTGCTTTCTGAATAATCTGTGTCCAGTTGTTTTTGGGAACAAATAACGTAGCATGGATGTCATCGAAGTGAAACCGTGTACCCAAGCAAATTGCACGTGCCCCCTGGAACATTGTCGGCGCAATAACATTCGACCACGTTTGCTCCATCTCACGCCGTATGTCTGGGTTGTTAATGGACGCAGCGGATTTGATAGGGTCATCGATAAGTACCAACTGGGACCGCTTGGAAGTAATTGCTCCCTTGAGACCGCCACACGCAAGGGTAAACGCTTCTTCACCTGCTGTATCAATTCCTGCAAATTCATAGTCAATACTCCAGTATTCATCTGATCTCTTTATCTTTGATAACCGTACCATCGGGAAGATCTCCCGATACTTGGCACTGGTCAAAATCCCTTTGATTGTTGCTGACTTTGCACGACTGATGTCTACCATATATGCAATGTAGAGTACCCGCAGCATTCGCTTGGCAGCAGCATGTCGGCCAATCATCCAAGCTGCATACAAACCAAGGACAGTACTTTTCGCAGAGCCTCGCGGTGCAAGTATTGCTGTATTCGGTCCAGCTATTCCCAATAGACATTCACTATCCTTTCCAGTACATAACTGTTGATGCCATTCCCGCATATGCTTTGCCGGAGGCTTGCCCATGATTGTACAGAAATCTTTAAAATCTTCTCGGGCTTTAAGAACTTCTTCTGATGGAGGTTTACTTGTAACTTTTGTAGCCGTCATTAATGCGCTACGTCTATAAGCTAATGAAATACTAGGGATCGCCATATATTCGACCTATTGTCTTTTTAGTCTAACTCCCTTAGTTGTATAAATCGCGTCCCATGCCTAAATAATTTCGTGCTATATGCTTTGTGAAACGATTTCTATTCTGTATAGTTACCCTCTGTGCAGCTCTAGTATTTTTTCTATATGCATTATTAGTGGCTTTAAGATACCGTTCAGTAGCTCTGGCTTTAGCTTTTAAACGTGCTTCTCTAATTGAATTATTAATCCTACTTTGTTCAAATGCTACTCCCATAGCTTTTGAGTAATTATATGCTTCCATCTGCCGAACATTAGATAATGCCATTGTCTCTGCGGACGGTGACATTGGCATACGCTTAGTTTGTATGTCTATTCTAGGAATACCTGACTCTGGTAATAGAGGCAGTAGGGGCATCTCAGGTATCATAATCAACCACTACTCAATTCACTATATATTTTAGCCCAGATAGCATTTACTGCATTATCAATAGGCTCTGAAAACTGTGGGTCATCTTTAAAGATAGTAGTTAATTCACGCATAACACGATCAGCACCTGCAAGTATTAATCCACGTTTATCAGTAGATCGATTGATACGTTCACTAGTTTCAATATGAGAACGAAGTTCTTTTTCTAGTGCAGCCAAACGAGCAGCGCCGTCACTTCCTTTTATTTCACCACTTGTAATTGCCATACGTAAATCTTGAATATCAGAATGCAATGCTGCAATCTCGCTATTAAGTATCTCCCTTCGATTAAGTTTTTTATACTTCATCTTCACCCAACGAACTAAATCATTGAATGTCCCTGGATATTCCAATACCCCTGCATATACCCATATCTCAATCACAGAAGGACAATTATCGGCGAATTCCATAAAGTGATCAGAATCAGCAGCGGGTAAGGTATCTAGCCAGCTATCGACACTATTTAGATATACCTTACCAGTCTTAGTTGCTGTTGTCATTAGAAA